GCAAAACCACCAACTGGAAATGTACAACCATCTACAAACCCTAATGTAGTCTCACTTCCATTATCTGCACTAAGTAATCCTGAAATTTTAAATCAATAAATATTTTATAATTTAATTATAATTATAATATATGGAAGTATTTGATCCAGAAGAATATTTAAAAAGATTAAAATTAAATATTATAGAATTAGCAAAAATATCTCAATCTATTAATAAAAAAGAGAGTTCAGACATGAATAAATATTATGATAAAAAAAGTGATTGTAAAAGATATTTTATTTATATTTTACCAATAAGTGTATATACTACAGTTTATACAGATTTTTTAAAAACATCAAAAACTTTATTTATTCCATTGGAAATATTAATTAGTAGAGGATACGATGCAGAAAAGAAAAAATATATAGCTAATTTTGATAATATGTTACGATGGTTTTTAAGAATATTAATAGAAAAATCAATGCATTCTAAAATTTTAGAATATTCAGTTCGAAGATATTTGATATTTAATCCAACTGTAGATAAATCGAAATTAACTATTGGACATTTACGTGATTATTTATTAACTTTATATAAAGAATACTGGAGTCAATGCATAACCCGAGTTCCTAAATTAGAAACAGGTAGTTTTAGTGAAGTTCAGCGTCAAGAATTAAGTAAAGATTTTGATAATATATTTAATAAAGTTAAATCAGTTTTCCCTCTAACCCTCTAACTTAATCTAAATCATTAATTTAAACATTTTATTCATATCTTCATTATTTTCTTTAATAGTTTTACTAATTAAAGTACTTAATACATCTTTACTTTTTTTATAATTAGAAGAATAAAAAGTTTCAATCCAAAATTCAGTTGTTTTCTTTTGATTTTCTAAACAAGTATGATATTGATCACCAAAATAATTTGATTTATTAATATAATCTACTAAAATATTAGTCATTTTATGTTCATAATTTCCTAATGCAATATTCATGTATTTCGTAACAAATTCAAAATCTTCTGATAATTCAATATTATTATAAATATTATTTAATTTATTTTCTTTATCTTTTAATATTTCATTTAATTTGCTTGAATTTTTAAAATTACCTTTATAATTTAATCCAATTATATATTTAGTTGCATCTCTTCCATAAGTCATATATGGTTTATAAATATATGTTTCTGTAAACATCTCTGAAAACAATTTAATTAATTTTACACTTACTTCAGTATAAGTATCATATAGCATAATTATACAATTACCCCCTTTATTTAAACCATTACCAATTTCAATTAATGATTCTAATAAAATTGGAAACTGAACTTGTTCTAATTGTTTAATATCTAAATTTGATTTATTAATATTAATATAAATATCTGATTTTTTATAATCATCTAATGGTTTATATTTTAATTCACTTTTTTTATAAAATGCCTTTATAACATCATCATATGTTTCATCATTTACGTATAAATCACCAGATAATCCAAAAATTGATAATATTTCCCATAATTCTAATTTATCTTTATTTACATCAATTCCTATATATTTTTTATTTAAATTCTTAAGATTTGCTTCATAATTTATAATATTATCATCAAATCTTTCAATAATATTATAAAAAGTTTTCCCTTTAATTTCTGGATTATTTAATATTACTAATTTATCTTTACTTTGGTTAATAAAATGATGAAAACCATATTTAAATAATGGTTTTGCATTTACCATGCTTGATGAAAAAACAATTTTATCTTCATTTACTAATTGTATTTTTGTTGTGGGTAATTGAAAAATAAACGGTTTCATTATATATATATTAATTAATATTTATATAAATAAATTAAATTTCATTTTTTTATTAATTACTCTAATCGTCATGATCATGATGTTCGTCGACTAAACTATCGTCATCATTATCATGTACTACCTCAACAACATTTAAATTACTTTGATTTGAAATATTAACATTACCAAAATTGTTAATTATTCCTGCAAATTGAACAATTGGTTCTATTTGTTGTGGAGCCGGATGATTTGCAATATTATTTAACATTCCATCAAAAACTGCAGGAAAGTTCATTGGAGTACCTTGTACTGGAGATATTTCTGGTTCTGCTGGTGCTAAACCAGGCATATCATTATATTCATCAATATCTGAATAAATAAGATTACCAGTTTCATCGTAATAATCTGCTTTAATTGCTTCTCCTTTATCAAAAACTCCAGTAATATTTAAATTTCCATTAGGATGATATTTTACGCCATGTCCACTATATTCCCAATTTTTAAACCCTCCTTCATAAAATAGTACATTATTACTAAAATGTTTCCCATGAGTTAAACTAATTTTTAGAGATTCTGCTATATTTTTTGATAATTTAATATCACCAATATATTTATTTTCAGCATCTAGTTGATATTCTGTTTCAGGCAAAGTATTAAAAGTTACTTTATCACTTACAATATTAATTTGGCATTTTATTTTAGTTGCAAAATTACTACCAAATTCTAAATTACTGTAGTCAGATAGATTATTTACAAATTTATCTGAAGTAAATCTATAACCATTATCAAATTTAATTGTAGCTTGACCATTAATCATAAAATTTTCAAATACCCCTTTACAAATTCCACCATCAAAATTATATGTTCCTGAAATAAATTTTCCATCTTGAAATTTACCACTGTATGAAATATTTGGATTATTATTATTTGTATAATATACTCCTGATTCATCATGATATTTCATATCTAGATTAAATTTACCAATGTATTGAGTTACACCAGTTACATCCTTGTAAACAATCTTATGAGGATCATCATACATATTATTATTATAGTTAATAGTATTTTTATAATTACTAAAATTATCTTTTGTAACTTTATCAATATCAATAATAGTATCAATATTTATTTGAGGAGTATATACTAGATTACCATTTGTATAACAAACAATAAATTTACCATCTTTTTTTCCTGAAGTGAAATTTCCAATATATACTGTTTTGTCTTCATATAGTTTACCAAATCCATTATACTTATCTTCGTATATGTATCCTTCATATACTTTTTTACGAACATAATTTATAGTAGCATAAATAGTTTCATAAGTCGCTACACAAGATTTATCATCTTTATACATTCCTTTATTAATTAGTTTTCCTTTATCATCGTAAAATAGACACTCTCCATTTAATTTTCCATCTACATAATAACCATCAATATAAGTTCCTTTCTCTTTAATATACATAATTCCTTTTCCATTTAATAAATCATTAGAAAAATATCCTTTAGTATAATTACCATCAAATGCTTTCATTTCACCATATCCATGTTTTTTTCCATTCATTAAATAACCTTGATATGACCATCCATTTTTATAATAGACTTTTCCATAATATTTAGATTCATTTGAACGAGGTTCACCATAATAAGTGTTTTCTGGAGTTTCAATAGTAGTAAACATCTTATAATATATAACTATATTAGAATATAGTTATAATTAGTAGATAAATCAATTTTTTAACCATTATTAACCGTACTTATTAATAATTTCAGTAGAATTAATTATAGTTGGTTTCTTTTTAACTATTTTTCTAACTACAATAGGCTTTTCTACTGCATCTACTGCATCTACTTCTTTTACTATAGGAATTACAGCCTCTTTTACTAGTAATCCATTTTTAAAAGTTTTTTTAATTACTTTTTTTCTTTTATCATAAACACATGTAATTAATCCATCTAAATTACCATTAGTGAAATTACCTATATAATATGCTTCTTTTTCTTTACTGTAAGAAATTCCTTGACCATTTAATTTATTATCTATAAAATTTCCTTTTTTATAGTTTCCATTTGAATTATATTTTGTACCATAACCATGTTTTAAACCATTCATTAAATAACCATGATATGATATTCCATTTTTATAATAAACTTTTCCATAATATTGTGTAGAATCTTTTGAAGGTAGTTCTCCAAAATATATGTATTCATTTGTTTCATTTGTATGCATTCAATTTAGATATATAACATATTTAATTATATGATAATAATTATTAGATAAATCAATTTTTTAATTGGATGACTAGTTTACTTAGTTCTCTTCATATTAGCATTATTAAATTTATTATCTCTTTTTTGAAATATAAATAATTTGTTTAGTCTTGTTAATTCAAATGAAGCTTTATTTACTTCATCTGTAAGATCGTAGTATTTCGTAATTCCTTGAAAATACTCACGTGTTTTAGGATTTTCTTCATATTTTGCAGTATTAACAAAGAAATCTTTGAATGTATTATAGATATTTTCAAAATTTTCCATTTCGACTAATTCTAAATTACATTTTTCTTTAAAATTTTCAATAACAAATTTTTCAGGTATTAAATATTCTGCAAATGATGATCCTTCTTCCATGAAAGTACTATTATACATTTCAATTGTTAATCCCGTTTGATTAATATTTGTATTAAGATCATATTTACCATGAATATGGAAGAACTTTTGTTTGGTTCCATCTTTATTAGTATAATATGATTCTATCTTACCATTATTTTTTTTAAGTTCTTTGTAAACTAAATCGCCATCCATAGTAGTAAACATTAAATATCCACTTGATTTTAATAGTTTATTAATATTATCACATAAATTATTAAATGTAGTATCATCTTTAAACATATAATGCAATACAAATTGAGATGATATAATATCAAATTTCATATTTTTATCTCCATCTTTTTCACCAAAAATTGTTTTAATTAATTGTTTATTTTTATCATCCATTGATCCAATTGATTTTATTTGATCATCTAAATTTAATTTAGCACCCCCATCAGCTAATAAAAATGTCATTTTTGGAAATTTAGGGAATTTCTTTCTTAAATTATTATATCTGCTATATGCACCATCAGTTGCAGAATGTATACCATTATTATCATAATCAATACCAACTAATTCTTGAATTTTAGCACTAAAGTATTTTAAGATATCTCCGCCTCTACCAATACCTAAATCAAATACTGTTAATTTATTACCTGAAAGATCTGCAGCACAATAATTATAAATAAGTGATGATTTAATCCAATTATGAAAATCTCTTTGAGGTTTTGCAAGATCTGTTTTTAATTGATAATATACGTCTTCACTTCTAGCAGTTTCAATTAGCCTTACATCAATTTTACTTCTCATTTCACTTAAATGATTATCAAATGATTTTGGATCACCTAATACTTGTAAATCACTAATATCAATTGGCATTAAGATTGATCTCCAAACTTTTTCTGCAATTTCTTCATTATTACCATATTTCTTTTTATATTTATTTACCATCTCTGTTTTATCATAACGAGTTCTTAAAGGAATCCATCTATCAGTTTCAGGTATTGTTGGATCATTATTGTAAGCAAATTCAACAACAGTCTTATCTTGAATTACATTTCCTTCAATATCTCTGGCTTCTTTATCTACAATATATAAATGGCATAAGTATCCTTTTTTATCTCTATGAAATAAAGTAGGATATTCTGCTCCATTTTTAATTTTTCCTACATATAAATTTGCAATTTTATAAACTTTACCACTTTCTTTAATTACATTAGTATCAATTATACTTTGTTCTACACTATTCATTTTTGCAGAAATATCATTTGCATTACTATCATCAAATACATTTAATATTTCATTCTTATTATCTTTTTCAAATTCTAGATAAAAATCAATAGAATTCTTCTCTTTTGGCTTCCATTTCATATTTCGATATTTTGTTTCCTTAAGTATTCTTGTATATTTTTGTTCTAATGGTGCATAAATTAGTCCATCTAATATATATGGACATTCTAATTCTTTTGTATATAAATCCCACATTTTTGTAGAATAATTAAATATTTCACAACCATTACCTCCTAGAGGAAATGCATAGAATTTATATTTAATTAAAAAAATAGATTTATCATTTTTTAAACTATTATTTAAATCATCAATATACGTATTAACTTGTTTTGAAACATGATTTTTAATTTTATCAACATCAAAGTCTCCCATATACTGTTTGTTTTCTAGTTTTGATCCAAATACTTTTTGCATCATATTTGATAATTTTTCATACCGATCAATCATTTTAATATTTTCTCGAACATCTACACCTTTGTCAAATAAAATATCAAACCCTAAAAATACATACTTTTTATATTTCCCAATATATATTAATTCACCATCAATTAATGTATTGTCATATTTTTTATCAACTTTATGATCTGTTTTAATAACATGTAAATTATTTGAAATTAAAAATACATCACCTTCATTAATAAATAAGAAATATCGTTCACCGTCTGCTTTATCTGTTACACAATATTTAGTAGGTACTAAGTCAACCAGATATTGAATTTCTAATGAAATAACTTGCATACCAGCTAAATCTTTATTAAGATTTTCTTTATCACCATATATTAATTCTTTGTATTTATCTAAAATTAATTTTTGTTCATCAGTGGTAATAATAGTATTAGAAGCAATAATATTTTTATATATATTTTCAGTATAAGTATTCATTAGATTAGTAATTTTTTTAACATCAATTTTACCAAATACAGATAAATCTAATTCTAATTCGTATCGATCAAATGCTTTCATAATATCGTTAATATTGTTAGATTGTTTAGTTTGTGTTAGATCAATCTTTAATTCATAGTTTTCATCTGAACTGATCATCACTGAAATTCTTTGCTTAAATCTAAATATAATATTATGACGCTCATTTTCTTCTAAGTTTAATAATTTCTTTAATTCTTCTTTTGAAACAGCATCTTCGTCAGATAATCTAATACGCATATCATAATTTGAAACATCCACAATATTTTTATCTAATTTTGTTTTTTTGATAATATCCATATCTTTGTAATCATTTAATAGGTAATTTACTAATAAAGAGAAAATTACATGATTCTTTCTTAATTTAACATTATTAATAATTGTATTGATATTGTCAATATTAGAAATTGTTATTCTATAATTGGTGATGTCTTTGTTTTCAAATTTAGTATAACCCACATCAAGAGTTGATTCTTTTGTTAATTTAAAATTATTGTTTTTACTCAAAATAGTAATATATTTAAGCATATCAATAAATCTGTTGACTGTTAATGGGGTACTTTTATTAAAAATAACTTCTAATTCTGAATTAGAATTTACATTTTTTAATAAGTCTTTGACAGATTCCAAATTAAATATATCCATTAATATAATATATATTATTTATATTTTATATTAATTAATTTTTTAATCAATTTTTATTTTTATTTGATTTAATTTATAAAGTAATTTTTGTAATTATACCCTGATCAAACTTTATTGTCTGATCATAAGTATCTCTTAATTCTTTGACTTTGTCACTATGGCAAATAACAAATACTAATATTTTATTTTTGCGAGCATAATCATAGATATTTTGCATAATTTTTAGAACAAGTTCTGATTGAATCGCTCGATCGACTTCATCTAATGTAATGAATTTTGGTTTTGTTGTAATTATTCTGTAAGTCGCTCTAGCAATTGCTATTCTACCTTTCTGACCTCCACTCATACCAATGTTCTTGGTATGAATCCATTTACGTTCATCTTCAACATTTTCTCTCTTGACAAAATCAAGACAAGAACTAATTC